GGGGGTTAGATCTAACGGGGTACCCGCTGGCCTGGGGGCTCTCCACACTCCGTCGGGGCGTTCCAGCCACCAATACGAGCTGGTACTCTGGAGGCGTAAGCCATAACTCGAGCTGATATTCAGGAAGGGCTTTGGCTCGGTGAAGGCCATGGAGCTGAAGGCTGAGCCCCTGACAGAATGACAGATTAACGGCCTGGTATAGGCCGTCGTGCCGGTGAACTTCTCCACCGCGGTGAGCTGAGTATTCTCGTAGTCCTGGGCCGATGACGGGTTGTGGCAGTCGGGGTACTCATAGGTGACGCCCTCACCGTCGGGGGCGGTGATGAAATACTGGAAGGCCAGCCAATCGTAGTTACTATCGAGCTGGGTGCGATAGAGGGCAATGAAGCTGTACGGCTCCGCCGTCTCCTTAGCAGCGAAGACAACATCGATGTGGTTGGGGGTGAAGGAAGCTCCGATGCCATAGGTGGCTGTCAGAGGATGGGTTATCGGCTCGCTGTGGGTATGCTGGCTGGTCTCCTGGTCCGAGGAATCCAGGACGATAGCGTTGAGCTCGCTTGCCTTCGCGGCAAAGCAGACGACGATGTCTCCCGTTGACCACCAGGTGGCGGCCATAGACAGGACATCGGCATAGTCCACGAGCTGGCCATTGTTCCAGCTCTGGCCATAATCATGGCTGTAGTACTTCCACAGGACGTTTGCCGTGGTCCGGTAGAAGATGTAGACCCTGGCGCCATGGGCTGCGATGGCACATGGACCGTAGCAATCCGCAGCTAGCTGCGTCCAGTTGGAGAATTGGGACTGGGGACTAGGGTCTGGTATCTTCTGATGATAGAGCTTATTTCCTGTATCCGCCCTGATACGATGCATTGAGCCCTGGCCGTCGAAGGCGATGCCGTGGTGGTTGTCGGCTTCGCTGCCTTCATAGAGTCTTTCCCAGGATAGCCTCTTGATGCCCTGGTCGAAGTCGTAGACCTTCGCCTCCACGTAGGGAAGGCGGTCAGGCTTCTTCTGTGCTGCAGTTAAGGAGCTGCTCAGTGACTTCATCGTTCGGCGCGGAGTAGTAATTCATTTCCGTTTTTTCCTCAATCGTGGTTAGAAGGTTAAGGATGCCAGCCACGTATTGACCGATTACGAACGGGGGGCATTGAAGGTCGAGCAGGCTGACAATAAGACCTTCTATGAGGTCTCTGTAAGGCGTTGGTTTCATATTTTTTTGTGCTGTCATTTCTAACCTCCTTCTACATCTTGTGGTCGGTTTCCAGGATCGTAAAAATTCCTTTCAACATATAGTGTCACCAGAACACCACCTGGATTAGTTTGGCGATGGCGAGCCAGGCCATGACGGCTGCTGCTCTGCCTGCCAGGTAATAGTGATGCTCGTTCTCGATCTGGAAGAAGTAGTCCTCTTTCATCGGGTGTCCTTCTGGCCAGGGGCACAGGACCTCGAAGAAGCCAATGAGGAAGGCATGCCATTCCTCTGGTGTGCTGAGTAGCTCTTTAGGCACAATACCCTTGAAAAACGTGCGAGAACGGGCTTTTGAGTTTTCTTCCAGGGTTTCCCTCACTTCCTCCCCTTTCGATACCGTTTTTCAGTGATGTTCTCGTCCCTCCTAAGTCTTTTCGACTAGCAAGCTGATTGTGACTCTCTGAATCGTGGCACATGAATCGACGTTAAATGCCAGGATGTCACCCGAGGATATGGACTTTGTCCAACCCGCAAGGGTGGCATCCTGAGACTTCTGTGCTGAGGATATCGTTGGAGGAGCTGACGCCGTTATCGAGTCAGCATCGGTTGGCGGAAAGTTGGCGTAGGTGTCCTTCCAGATATCCACAACGATTGATCCGCTCTGGTCAGCTTGCATGGTTACCTGTTTAATAGTGCAGGCGAATGGTATTTCCAGGTGACCTTTTTCCCCTGTGGTGATGGCCTCGCCGCCGCCATCGATGACGAAGGTGAGGCTGGCTGTGCCTGAGCTACCTGCTGGCCAGGAAGCCACGATGCAAGCATCCCGGGGATTTCCCTCGGGGATAGCCACAAGAACGTAGTTGCTGATGCTCATCGCCTCCGGTGCGATGTTTGTGGCAACGGCGATGTCATCCAGGTAGGTGGTTAGCGAACCTGCTAGCTGTATTCCCGCCTTGTGGGTGGTGCTGTCGAAGGTCTTCAGGATGCCTAATTGAAGCATTCAGCCCTCAGTTTTCAGCTTTCAGCGCCTCCCGTCTCTTCTGACGGCTGACCGCTGTTAGCTATCTCCATAGAGCTCCCTGGTGATGACACGGCTCTGGAGGGCTTTCAGCTTCTTCTGGTAGCGGTCAAGCCTGGTCTGCCCCCACTTGAGGAAGTTGATGGTAGCCCACTTGCCTGCGATGGTAGCTTTGTCAACGGTATAGACTGAGGCCGATGTTGCAAGATATCCGGTAGCTCCCAGGACGATGATCTCCTCGAACTGAGAGGGGATAGTCGATGACTCGGCGAGGGTGTGTTCCTTATACCACTTTACCCGGGCATCGCCTCCGTCGCCTTCGTCGTCCATCTGCAGGGTGTCCTGCCAGATTCGGAACTTCTGGTAGTGGCTGGGGTTCTCTCCGATAGGGAACTCAACGGACTCGACTCCAACCAGGTCTGACAGGCTGGAGATATCGATGTCCCTGCTGTTCTCGACGGTAGCGATATCGTCCTGCTGCTGTATGGGGGACACTATAGAGAACTCCTTAACCACCCTCTCGATAGCTCCATCCACCTGGTCGTTGGTCCAACGATAGTTAGCATCATCTTCGTCCTGGAGGTCCTCACGGACTCTGCCTCTCATTGTTGCTAGATCCATAATCTCACCCTTTCAGTTTTCAGTATTTCACCCTCACCCTAACCCTCTCCCATCGAGGGAGAGGGGATAAGGGGGAGGGGGAGGTCGGTATCCCCCTCCCCCAGCAGGAGGTGTCTCCTCAGCTATCAGCTATCAGTTATCAGCTTTCAGCACCTCCCCCTTTCCTTCTGACGGCTGACCGCTGAGTGCTGACTGCTCTATCAGTCCTTCACCCCTGTCATCATGGCCGCTTTGACGTTGGAAAAGAGGGCAAGCGACACATACCATTTCACCCTCGTCCTGGTGGCGTCCTTGGTCTCCAGTGAGCCAAGCCGTTCCACCTGGAGCATCTCGGGGCTGGAAAGCCCACATACGCCACCCTCGCCCATCTGGAAGGCGAAGATAGCCGAGCAAACTCCCGTGGAAGTGCCAACGGTGTAGTTGTCCTTGATCCAATCGGAAACGGCTATCCTGATGCCGTTATAGAGTTGGATCTGCTCCATAAACATCCCTGGCCTGGTCTCAAGGACTGTACCTGACGCCCTGATAAGGGACTGGAGCTTCCTCCGGCTCCTCTTGCTCATCAAGAGCATGTCGGGCTTACCGCCCCTGACAAGGTCAATGAGCTTATCCAGGTTGTTTAGGCTAAGGGTGGCACCGTTGGCTCCTGTTCCCAACCAGTGGCCGTACTTACAGGTCCACGTCACCTGGTCGTCAACAACGGTGGCTCCCTCCTGGGTAGGCCAGGTGGGCTCGGTAGTGGCATGAGTCTTTTTATCGCCGGCTGCCGCGGTGCACTCATACCGGAAGCCGTTCTCGAGTCCTTCGGTGGGGACAACGATATCGCCCACCTCTGTGACGGTATCGGCTACCCAGGCGGTATCCTGGAGAAGCTTATACAAGCCTGAGGGCTGGTTCGATGCCCCCGACCCGTTCAAGAAGGCGTTCTCAAACTCATGCTGGACCGCCTTGGCCTTCTGCTCGATGACGGCAACCTCGAGGTCCTGGACATTACTCCTGGTTGCCTTAAGGAAGTTGTCGACATCGGCGTCTCCGCCAAGGATCTGAAGGGTAGCGGTCACCTGCTCGAACTCGGGCTCTGACTGAGTCCATGTTCCCGATACCGGTGCATACCACCCTACTGTCGGGAGGGTTTTCTCCCGGTTGTACTTAAGACTGTTACCTACAATCTGAATGAAGGGCAGCT